GAAGATATTCAGCTTTTAAAAAAGATATTTTAGTTAAATCTACCCCTGCTCTTTTCATTCCCATATAATAAGCTAATCCTGCTACCATACATTCATAAAATCTAAAAGGAATATCTATATCTTGTTCAGCACCACTAGAACTTAAAGCCGTAACATCTTGTATTTTTCTTATTCTCCAATATGTAACTGTATCTGTAGCGTTTTCTGGAGCAGGATAAAAAAATAAAACAGGGATTTTATCTTTCTGTAAATAATATTGAGTAACTCTACCAGTTGTATCTTTATTAGGATATGCGTTATAATCAGTTAAACTAATTCTTTGAACACTAAAATCTGTGCCATCTCTAGTTACATAAAGATCTATTATATCAACAGTATCTCTATCTAATGTATATGAAGCTGTGTTAGCCGTTAGAGATAAAGTTTTCTTTTCTAAAGTCCACTGATTAACTCCTCGATTAGCCCAATCGGCAAACATAACATTAAGACTACGTTTCGCTGAACGTATATCATAACCTAATATAGGGTTACCTCCGATACGATCTAAAGCTTCTTCTATCGCATCAGTAACTGTTAGGTTAAAAGTAGCTGTTCCTGATGTAGCCATTACGCCATAAATACTGTTATCGCTGAAACACCTGCAGTTAAATTTACAGCAACATTAGTTTTGCATTTTAAACCCTCAGATGGTAAAGAAATCTGAACTGGTCCCGATGCTGCACTTGCTGCTGTAGCTAACGTAAAGAGTGTTGAACTACCATCTTTGAATGTAACAGTGCCAGCACTTCCTGTAGGAGTTACAATAAATCCTTTTATTCTTGCTGGGCCAGCGAATAAAGTAACATCGCTTCCTGTTGTAGTAGTGCTATTAGCGAAAATATCTGAACTAGACATTTACACCTCCTTGTAAAAGTTTTCTTAAAGATTGAATTTGTGAATTAATATCACCTAAAGCACTTTTTTGAACAAGATTCAAAGGAGTAAATAAAGGACTAGCTGATCTAGCAGCTGACGCTGCAGCTAGTGGACCAAATGCTCCCATAGATTTAGGGTTTCCTACTAAATCTCTTCCTTTATAAACTTTAGATGTAGTTTTAGATGTTTTACTTAATTTATCTAAATTATCTTTTAATTTTTTTAAAGTATCTTCATTACTGTCAGGAACTGGTGGTGGAGTATCTTTATCTTCAACTACAGTTTCTGCCTCTTCTTCATCATCTTTTTTTGTTATTTTATCTAACATAGTATCAATACCTTCTTGTATATCTTCCATGATATCCTTAACATCTTCTTTCTTATTTTCAAAATACTCTGTAATTGTGCTCATATTAAATCACTATATACAAATAAAAGGGCCTTTGAAAGGCCCTATTTATATTAAGATAAGTTATTATTTTGAATATACAATACAGTTACAGTAGCTGCACCAGTAGTGCCATCGTCACTACCGCCAGCGAAATCTGCTAAAACTTGTATATCTGTAGTTCCTACATTAGTAGCTTCAGTATCTAAAGTTCCATGAGTAGTCGCTAAAGCTTTTACGTTCACTGCACTAAGAAATGCGTTTGGATCAGCTGAAGTTCCTACATTAACAACAGCAGTACCACTATCATTGCTAACTGTAGTAACGTTTAAAATTACGTCTATGATCTGAGAGTTAGCAGGAATAGTTGCGCACACTTGATCGTTTGCGTCTGCTCCTATAATATCGATTACTTTAGATTGTGCCATTACGACAGAACCTACGTTTGTTACATCAGTTCCAACTGTTGTTCCTGATGTATCTCTAATTGTTCCGGCTTTTATAGGGCCAGAAAAAGTTGTTGTACCCATTAGTCTACCTCCTTAGTAGTCGTTTATGTCTTAGGGAGTGAGGGCATATCGCCCTCACTTTAATTAATTATTAGGCTGCGCCTTGAGTTCCGAAGATACCTCTCCAATCGGTAAAACCGAAAGAGTATCTTTCAGATACTTTGTAGCGTAAGTTTCCTGTTTCAAAATCGCCTTCAACAGCTTTCTTTAAGTTACGTCTTACGAAATGCTTCAAGCCATCTGGCACGTCTGTCATTAAGAAGAACGCATCTGGATCAGTTAAACGTTGGTTAACTGCTACTCCACCTGGGATCATACCCATAGATTTCATAGCGTTAATATCGTTATCAGCTGTTCCTGGTCTTAAATTACTGTTTACGATTCTTTCAGCAATAAACATTAGCTCTGGTGGAACGATTAATTTTTGACCTGTTGCTGCAACCGGAATACCTCTGTCATCTGTCATTTCAGAAATCTGAATTAACATTGTTTCTAGAGATGTTTCGGATAAGTCAGCTGCAGTTGCCAAAACGTTTGAAGCTGTTCCGCCACCGCCAAGTGGGTGAGATGAGTTAAGCATACTCACACCATCACCACCTTTTACAGTGTTAAAGCCGTTGTTTAAGATGTTAGCACCTTTAATTTCTTTTGTGTGCTGCATTGATCTAGCTAAAGCTTTAGCATACTTTGCACCAAGAGAACCATAAAGACCATCTTCTTCAGCTTCCTCAGTAATTGAGAATGCTAATGCGATTGTCTCGTGTGTATATCTTGATACAGTTCCTTCTCTTCCTGATTCGTAAGAGATTGCTGCTCCTTCTGATTTAGTAGGGGCTGCGCCAAAACCGATCATTTGTACATCTTCTTCAAAAGCTTTTTGTGATTGCTCTACAGAAAATAATTCTCTCCACTGTTCTGGATAACGGTCGTATTCCATACCAAAAATAGTGTTGAGGCCTAGACTAAGTTGTTTTGTAAATAAAGATCTATTTAATGCCATAACCTACTCCTATATTCCTGCGCCTTGAACTGCCAATCTATGTTGATTGATAGTAACTTCAACTTTCGCATCAGCACCAAAATCATTCTCTGGCATATCAATTAATCTTAATACTCTTAAAACTCTTGTTCCGTTTGAAAGAGTATCATTGTCTAACTCATGCTGTGAATATCCGTAAGTAGAATCGCCAGCAGTTAATAGTACATTAGCTGTCTCACCAATATTGGCTTGAGCTATGGAACCATTACCAGCTTGCACTTTATATGTTATCATTGGATCGTCATATACATAAGCTTTTGCTTCTGTTCCTGCTTTCACAGTAGTGCCTGAAGCCCATTTTTTTAGGAACTTCACGTCACCTGTAGTTTCATCGACATATTCAACGCCGTAAAATACACCAATCGCTTTATCTGAATTAGCAAAGCTATCTAAAAATCCATCTGCTCCGAGATCTACGATATCGCCAGAAAAGAAATTTTGAGCTTGGCCGTTTTCGATTAGGTATTCATTGGCTCTGATTACACCGCCGGTTAAGTGTCTTAGTGGCACAAAACCTTGTGGTTGATTTGCGTTAGCCATTTTATTTTTACCTCCTTAAAATTGCCATTGCCTTACTCACCACCTGTCGTTACTTTAGATCTATGTTCTCGTTGAATAGGATTACCTGGTTGTTCTACTCTATGTAAGTCATTACTGACTGCAAGTTCTTGGTTGTGTGTTTTTTGAGCATAATATTCATTACGCTCTGCAACCATTTCCTCTGGCATTTCGCAGAGAACCATTCCCTCAACGCCAATATAACCGGCAAATTTTCCATGGTCGATTGTAGCAACCGGAAAATCCTTTGGTAAATTTTTAGGATCTCTTGGTTGCCAGCCTTCTCTCATTCGCTTTGCCCAATTAGTTGGGTTATCTTGACCTAAAATGCTAGTCGCTACCCAACGTTGCTTATATCCTGGCCTCGCTGGTGGCGCCTCTAACAATGATGGCGGTCTCCAAGCTTTTTTACGAGAAAGCTCATCTCGTGTTTCTTTAGTTGTCATAATCAGGCTCCTTTACTATTGTCCTGTGTTGAAAGACTTGCAAGTTCTTTTGCGTATCTTTTCAGTGCCGCTGGATCGCTAATATCTATTCCGAATTTTTTAGCATTCACTAAATCATCAGACGACAGCTTAACGCTCTTAGCAGAACCCGATGTAGATCGAGAAACACCTGCAACTGGCGATTGCACTCTCTTCTGTTCAGAAGATATAGTTTTTTTATCATCTTGTGAAGTGTTTTTATCTGCTGTTTCTTGCGGATTTATTAAGTCAGGAAAAAATTTAGCCATTCTTTTATTTAATTCTTCGTAATAATCTGGCTCATTTACGTCATATCCCTCACTCGTAAGTTCATTATCTATACCTAAAGCTAATGAAGTAGCATCCATATGACCTGCTTTATTCCACCAACCTTTATTTTGAGCTATCCATTCTTTAGCTAATTCAGGCGGTTCTGTGCTTGCTGGTTGTTCTTTAGCTTGAGTTTTTTCTGGAATCTTTGATTGTCTTAAATCTGACATAGCTTCCATTAGTTCAACTTGTTTATCAGTTTCGCCAGCTTCAATAGCCTCTTTTAATTTTTGAGACACAGTTTTATATGTAGCCTCTTTTTCTTCTTTTTCTTTTTCTGCCATAGAAGATTCTATTTTAGATAATCTTTCTTCAAGTAATTTTGCTTTTTCTGTTGCAGCTCTAGTTTTTGCAACTTCTTTTGCAATACGTTTTTTTACTCTTTCAGAATAAGGTTCTTTTTTTATTTCTTCTATTTCAGATTTAAGCGTAGATAATTCAGATTCTAGTTCAGGTTTTTCCTGTCCTGAATCCTCAGAAGAATCTCCTTCAGTATCCAACTGTTTTTCATTGACTGCTTCTTCAATTGGATTTTGATTTTGCGATTCCTCTTCTTTTTCTTCATCAAGTGTTACCTCGATTTCTTTTAGTTCTTCGTCTATCATGGTTTAACCTCCCATGTGTTGCGTGATAGTGAATCACGTGTTTATATTTTAGTCGTTAAGATATCAGGGTTTGGTAAAACAGCTAATACCTCATCATCATTTAACAGGAGCATCTTAACGCCACTAACATCAATTTTACTTCCTGCGTATCTACCATATACTACATAATCGCCAGTTTTGCACCACGGTTTTTCGCTTTTATCATAACACTCATTTCCCATAGCTATAACTCGCCCTTTATTATTTAAGTAACTTTGATCTTCGACAGATTTATCAGTTAGAATAATTCCACCTTGAGTTTTTTTAACTGGTGCAACTGGTCTAATTAACATTCGAAAACCACATGGTATTGGTAGTTCTGCTGGATCGGCTATATCGTTATCTGTATGCCAATCTGTATTCATTACTACATTACTCATCTTCGAGTATGTCTCCTTTCATATATCGTTCTTGAATATCTTTTATGATATCCCTTGCCTTATCTAATCCATAAACTATTCCTACTGTTTTAACATACTGTTCGTTAGTATCAAAACCTGGGTTTATAGTTCGTTCAGATAAATCTCTTCTAGCTTTCTC